ATACCGTAGAATACCAGAGGACAAAGAGATTTCAGACAAAACGTCAATACTAGATACAGAGGTTTTCACAAATTTAACATTCAACAGCGGCTCTTACATACCTCTTGGCGGTGGTTTGCCAATTCCTTTTGCTGGAATAAGCATTGACTCTCTTTTGATGACGGTATCAATGGCAAAAAACGTAATAACAACACCAATTCAAGGAAAGTCAGGAACTTTCAAAGAGTATGTTTCAGACGGAGACTTTGAGATTCAAGTCAATGGAATGTTGATAAATAAAGATAATACTTATCCAGAGTTTACAGTTGAGACGCTCACGACTATTTTGTCTATTCCTGACAGCCTACAAGTTACGTCAGAATTTCTCGGTCATTTCGGTATTGACGAGGTTGTGATTGTTGACTTTAATTTTCCACAACAAGAGGGTTTCAGAAACCAGCAATTGTTTAGCTGCAAAATGATTTCTGACACTCCTATTGAATTAATAATTTAATTTATTACCTTTGAAACATGAGCATAATAAAAGACACAGATCAAGAAATTGAAATCATAATAAATGACGAAAACTCGTCTCCTATTGATTTGACTGGATTTTCTGGAATTGTTGTAAATATATTTCAAAAAAGTTGTCCAATAGATAAATTTTCTTTAAATGCTCAGGCTGGTTTCAGAACTTTAGTAATTACAGACGCCCCAAACGGAAAGTTTGAAATTTACCTAAATGCTGACCAATTAAATGACTGCATAAACTCGCAGCCTATTTACTACGAGGTTAAAACTGAGGCTGTCAATGTTAATTTTGACGGAGGAGTTGAGAACAAATCAACAGGAGAAATCGAACTTGGAATATTAGAAAAAACTAAACTAAAAAACATATCTTTTAGCTAATGGGGTGTATTACTTCAATAGCAACCATAAAAGGAAAAATCACAACAGCCGCAATTGTTAAAGGAAAGTTTTTCGCAGCTGCAACATTGTTGTTGTCTGGAGTTAACTCAACGGCTTGTCCCTTGATTATTTGTATTGACGGAGGTCTTGCGTCAACAACATCTTATCCAGTAGTTAACGGACTATTAAACGGAGGTTCTGCATGAGTACCATTATTAAAATACAATTAAGACGGGACACCTCCTCAAACTGGTCGACAATTAATCCTATTTTGTCAGAGGGCGAACCAGCTTTCGAGACAGACACAGGAAAATTGAAATTTGGAGACGGGTCAACAAATTACAATTCATTGCCTTACTTTAAAGGCGACAAAAATTTTGTTTTTGACCAGACTTTGCCGTCAACGACTTGGAATATAACTCACAATCTTGGTAAATTTCCGAGCGTCACAATTGTTGACTCAGCAAACACAGTAATTGAAGCACAAATAAATCAAATATCTATTAATTCGCTTGACATTGTTTTTAACAATTCCACAAGCGGCAAAGCGTACATAAATTAAAATAAAATGGCTACAAAAAACTTTTTCACAGACATTGACGGAAATCAAAACGAGAGGGTCAATTCTGGTTGAACACAACAGACAAAAAATATAAATTTTATGATGGTACGACTGTAAACGTTTTGGCTGACGCCTCTGACGTTGTTGGTCTTTTGGATTTTAAAGGCGGTTATAATGCTGCGACAAACTCTCCAGACCTTGACGTTGCACCGTCAGGCGTTTCAAAAGGAGACGTTTATGTTGTGACGGTTGCTGGAAACTTTTTCACAGAGGCGGTTGAAGCTGGAGACATGATTTTTGCTGAGGTTGACTCAGCGTCATCTCTTGGCGACTGGGTAACTGTTCAAAACAATGTCGATCAAGCAACGGAAACTGTAAAAGGAATTTTGGCTCTTGCTACACAAGCCGAAACAACAACAGGAGCAAACGACACAAAGTCAATAACTCCCTTAAAATTAAAAACAGAGCTTGACTCAAGATTGTCAACAGTTACAACGACTTTCTCTGTTGCCTTAAACGATGCTTTAGGGACGGTTTCAAGGACTTTCGCTGGAGGTGTAACAACTTACACAGTGACACACTCTTTGGGTAAAAATGACGTTGTATCACAAATAAAAGAGATTACAAGTTCTGAAAATGTTGACGCTTTAATTGTCGAGGTTGACTCGAACAATATTGACGTAAAATTCAACGGAAATTCAACGAATAACACTTTTAAAGTTTCTATTGTCGGATAAATGGCTGAAAAAAATATAAATATTGACCTAAATCACAACGGAAACGAAATAAAAAACGTTTCTTTTGAAAAGTTGGCGGCTGACCCAACTGGGTTTGAGGGTCGCTTTTATTTAAACACGGTATCTGGAAAGGTAAGGCGTTACGCTTTAGGATTTTGGTCAAATATTGATACAAACAAAATCGCTTGTTGTCCTTTTGGGGCTAAAAGTGACGAAATAGGAAAGTTTTTGATTGCAAACGGAAAATCAAGCGACAAAGATGACGGAACAAAACCAAAAACACGGCAACCAATAGCAATTGACGGAAAACTTACAAAACTAGCTTATAAAACCAAAGACGGAGACACCACAACACAAATGAAAATTCATGTCAACGGAGTTGTTGAGGAAACTGTTGTTTTGAGTTCAATGAACGCGAACGCGGCTGGAGTTGAGACAATTGACATTGACGTTGTTGCTGGAGACTATGTTGAAATTGAATATGACGCCAATCAAAAGGCTGGAGAATGTACGATGTATTTTATACAAGAGTTATGATTGTAGGAATAATAAAAATATCAACAAAATTAACAGCCTTAGAGGAGTTCAGAAACGCCTCAGACGAATTGACGGCTGTTGCCGACTTTTGCAACGAATACACGCCCCCATTAAATACAGCCGACTATTTGGGGGTAAATGGCGACTCTTTAGACTTGCAAAAAGTTTGGGGCTGGGACTTTTCAGAGGCAACGCCAGAACTTAAAGAGGTTATTGTTGTATTAAATAAAATTTACACATTATCTGACAGACAAATTGAGGCTATATTGCCAGAACTAAAGAAAAATTCAAGAAACGGAGTAATTCTTTTCAACGAAATCATGGCAGCTTATTTTGGGTTAAGACTTGCGTCTGGAGAGTTGACGGAGGACAATATAGACTATTGTTATACTAAATTAATGCCTGTCGCAACTATGTTGATTAGAGGACATTTTAAACCAGCAAGAAAAAGATTAAATAAATTATTTGTTAGTGGAATAACTCAGGATGACATTGATAACGGTTACACTCAGGAAATACACGACAATATAATAAATGATATTAATGAATATTTAAGCCAATAACATGAGCAAAGAACAAAAACAAATCATTTCAGAAATTAAAACCTTAGTTGAAAAGTTGGAAATTTCTTTTGAAGAAACTGAAACAACAACAGAGAAAAAAACTGACTGGGTAAATGGTCAACCAAAGGAAAGACCGAACCAAAGTTGATAATATATTTTTTAATATACCTTTTGACAATGAGATGTTTACCAGAATATTTCAATAGCAATGAATTGTATTTTTTAATGGACAATTTCTTGATGTTTGTAATATCAGTTTATATTTTTAAAAAGTCAGAAAAAACAATTTTAAACCTGTTTTTTTCGGCTGCTTGTATAATTATATTTTCTTATAATTTTTTTGACTATTTACAAATGATTATTTTTGACAGAGATAGTTTTGAAATTTTAAACTATTTTATTTTTTTGTCAATTACTCTCGTTGTTTATGTTTTGATTTTTAGAAAGCGTTACGACTGGGAAAAAATGAAAGGCGACAATTATCAGAGAAATAAAATACAGGCTATTTACAGTAAACCTGACGAATTACTAACTCTTTTAGGTGCTGCAACATCCTTGAGTCCTAAATGCTCTGTTCGTTACACGTATAATGATAAAACAATAAGATTTAAAAGAGGAAGTAAAACGCCTTTGCTTTGCGATACGGTTATAATGAAAACCGACATAATAAAAACAACTAACATAAATTCAGATTTATTTTTTAATAGATTTGAAGAAATAAAAAATAAAAAATATAATATATTGACTTTTAATTGTAGGAGTTTATTTAAGAGGTAATAAATGGAGATTGCAGATTTAGTGACAAGGATTGTTTTGAGCGGTGTTGGTTTGCTGGTTGTGTTTTTTTTGGGCAACTGGTTTAATACTGTCAACAGTAAGCAAAAAGAACATGACGAGGAGTTGCAAGAAAATGAAATTAAGCACGTTATAAGTAAAAAAGACAACGAGAGACAAGACAAAGAGCTTTTAGATGCTAGAAGGGCAAACCAAAAATCATCTGAAAAGTTTTATAAAAATGCTGACAAATTAGCAATTTCGTTAAAAACATTGACTGACTCACAAAAAGACAATCATCTTTTAATAAAAGAAAATTTAACACTTATTAAGCAAAATATACACAGGATCGAAAATTTAGAGGAGTCAAATAAATTCATTATTAATGAGATAATAAAAAAATGAAATATATTACAGACATATCAAAAACACTTGCAACGGTTATCGCTTTATTGACGTCAATCTGGTTTTTTGGAGAGCCTTTTGCTGAGGACTACATAAATAATAAAATAGATCAAAGGGCGGTTTCTCCAGATTTAATCACAAAAATAATGAGTTCTCCTTTTATGATTGACCAAAAAAGACATGAAAAAAGAGAGATTATTGAGGACGCTTTGCATAAAACTGACAGCTCAAAGGTTAAATTGTCGGCTAATTTAGTCCTGAAAACTGGAATGAATAAGTCTGCAATGGCTGACACTTTAGCGAGTATAATAAAAAACTATTGTAAAAACAGCGGCTTTGTTGACAATGAGAAATGTGTTGATAACGCAAAAACATACGGACGAGGACGAATGTCTCCAGTAACTTTTTAAAATGAAAAGAATTGACACTGAAATATCAGTAAACGGAGTAATTTTCAAAGGAGCAAACTCAATTGAGATTGTTTCCAGCTGGGAGGACATGACTGACACTTGCACAATTTTAGTTCCAAACGCTTTCAAGAGAAACAATAAAAACATAACTGTTGGCGATGACGGATTTTTTAAGAGAGGAGACGAAATCACTGTAAAGATGGGATATTTCGAGAGTGAAAAAGAGCTTGAGACTCGTTTTGACGGCTTTATTAGGAAAATAACACCCGACAACCTTATAAAGATCGAGTGTGAGGACTTAATGTTTAAATTAAAACAAGAGCCTGTCACAAAGTCTTTCAAAAAAATAAAATTATCTCTGTTTTTGGCTGAATTAACAACGGAAAAGTTTAAGGCTGTTGACGCAACTCTTGGAAAATTCAGGATTTCAAGATCAACTGTTGTAAAAGTACTTGACGAATTACAAAAGTCTTACGGATTAATATCTTATATTAGAAACAAGGTTTTGAGAGTTGGTCTTGCTTACTATCCAGACGAGTCAAAAAATATTGAGTTGCATATTGACGGAGAGAAAGGAAACACAGCTGACAATAGTCTTGAATTTATAGACAGTAACGAGCTGCAAATTGTTGTAAAAGGGTCGTCAATGCAATCAAACAATAAGATTGTTGAGCGTTGGGCGTATTACAATAGTGATAAAAAATTAATTTTAACCTCAACAGACCCAAAAAAAGGAGAAACGGACACTCTGAGCGTTCCTTTGCAAACGGCTGACCAGTTAGACGGTTTTATCACTCAAAGACTTGAGAAACGTCTGTCAACTGGAATAACAGGAACAGTCACAGCATTTCTTGAGCCTATTGTTTCACATGGAGACGTTGTTGACTTAAAATCAAAAAAGTTTCCAGAAAAAGAGGGCAAATACTTAGTAAAAAGAGTAAAAACGTCAATGACGGTTTCTGGAGGAGGTCGTCAAGAGATTGAGCTTGATATTAAAAAATAAAAATGAACATTAGAGAGGCAATAATTAAAATCGTTGAGGACGGTCAAAATTTTGAGATTTATTCAAAGGTTTGCAAGGTTGTTTCTGTTGATAAAGACTTGAACACTTGTGACGTTGAGCCTCTTGACGGAGACGCTGAGCTTTTGGACGTTAGACTGACAGCAACAGAGGAAAATCAAACAGGATTTCTTGTTTATCCAGACATTGACTCAAGCGTTATTGTTACCTTTTTAGATAAGGACACGGCTTTTGTGTCTATGTGTACGGAAGTTGAGGAGGTTGTTTTCAATGGAGGGACAAACGGAGGTTTGATAAATATTGAGACTCTTATTTTGGAACTTAACAAAAATAACACTATTTTAACGGCTATAATTCAAGGATTTAGTACATTTACACCTACTCCAGCAGACGGAGGAGCTGCATTAAAAGCATTAATGATCTCAGCCCTATCAAGTTTGCAGCTTGGAGACTTTTCAGCAATGGAGGACGAAAAATTTAAGCACTAATGACACAAAGAGACGACATACTTTTGACAGACTCGGAGGAGTTACAGTTTTTGAATGGAGACTTTCTTTTTGGTGTTTCAGACCAGCAACACGTCCAGCACATTTTGAAAGCAAATAAGGGTCATTATTATCAAAACCCTTTGATTGGCTTAGGTTCTGTTGATTTAATCAATGGAGACATTGACAGAGACTTTTTAAAGCAACAAATTAAACTACAATTAAAATCTGACAGATACCGACCTTTGACAGTTGATATTGACTCAGATTTCAACGTTTTTATAAATGCCGAACCTTTAACAATATGAGCGTTTTAAAAGTACAAGAGGGACAAAATATCTTTGACATTGTTTTGCAAGAGTTTGGAGAGCTTGAGCAAATCGGTCAATTTATGGCTGACAACTCAACTTTATCAATAAATGACGAGCTTGTTTCTGGTCAAGAGGTTGAAATAAATTCTGAAAATCTTGGAAATATTGACGTAAAAACAAAATTTATCAAATTAAGTTTTGTAACTAATAATAAAGACGCTAACTTTATCGCTTCGTTGCAAGATCAATATCAGTTCCAGAATGGAGACGCTTTTGACTTCCAAAACGGAGACGCTTTTAACTTTAATTAAATGAGCTTTTTAACAGATAGACCAATTGGAACAGTAATAAGTTTAAATGATAAAGTCCACGTTGTTGACGTTGACGACTTGACTGACTCTCCCTTTGGAACGTCCAAACAATACACTTTAAGTCAAATAAAAACAATCCTTGACTCTGATAATCAAGATTTAGAGAATGTTTTGTCTAATGGATTTACAACTGGAGCAAACGACATCTCGATAAATGACGGACAAAAAATTATTAATGGGTCAGGAAATAGCTCGTTAGAACTTAGTAGTTTTGGCTTTGATTTTGTAACATTGAGAGGAAATTTACCCTCTTTACTGTTGACGGATTTCGGTGTCAGTATTAGCACTGATTTCGCTTATACACAAAACAACCGCTCTGAATGGTTTATTTCGGGAAATGAGGTTTACATAACTCTTGGCGACACATTAGCCAACAAGACAGGTACATTCTACATTCTAAACAACGAATCGGCTGACAAGTCGTCTCCTTTTAACACTCCTAATTTTCCAGCGGAGATCGCATCTCAAAACTTTAATTTTAAACAAGGTGTTGTTAATGCTTTTGTTGGAGGTGGGTTGGAGGTTATTGTAAAAACAAATAACACGTCTTACTCAAATAAATTTGGATTTAATTCTGGAGAGGCTTTTGAAACTATATTAAACTACACAACCGCAACAGCAAACAATGTTGCTACATTACAGAACGCGAGTGGTACTATTGCTTATTTAAGCGATATAACAGGAGGAAACTCTTTTTATTCGGCTGACGACACTGTTGGAGCTGGACGGATTGCAACCTTGACTGACACTTTAGAGATTAGCAAGACAACTCAAAAACTAACAATAGGAGGAGCGTCATTTTTAGATATTGAAGTCGCTCAAGGAACTGGAAATCCTTTATCTCTTTATCAAAACAGGGTTGGAGGTGCAAACAATGGGGACTTATCATCTTTTGGCTTTGCTTTTAATGACAGTTCAGGAGTCAGGAGGTCAGTAATGCCGATCACGGCGCGAGTTGTGTCAACTGCGGTGTCAAGCGTTAATGCATCTTTAAACTTTACAGAACATTTAAAGGTTGATTTTAACGGAGAGGTCATAATCAGTCCGTTATCACTAACAGCGTCAGCAAGTGCGCAGTTTGAGGTTAGAGGTCAATCAGGAGTTTCAAACAATATAACATCTCTTTTTGTGACTCCAGCAGCAACATCATCACAAATTGCAATTGCAGCTTCAAACGGCTCTCAAAATTTGTTCCTTATTCAAGGAGACGGAAAGTTGATACACAATAGAGATAACTTGGCAACGGCTGACCTTCAACATAAAGGATTTACAGACATAAATCTTTTTTACTCTGACGCTGGTCTTGACCGTGTTGGAATAGGAACGGCAACGGCTCAAATTAGCTCTAAATTGACAATTACTGGAGACACTGAGACGCTCGGAAATACAAACGGTTTTATTGTCTTAGACAGAACAAACGCGACAAGATACAGGATTTATTCTGACGGAGGGGTTTTAAGTATCGAAGTCGCATAAAAAAATAAAAACTTAAATTAAAAAAAATGTTAAAATCTTACACAATAACACAAGACGGGAAAAGCAAAGGAAACACTATTTCTCAACCTTTTAAAATAGAAATTCATAAAATGGACTATATTTCTGCTCATCAATCTGGAATAAATAAATTAGTTGTTCACACTTGCACCATAAACGGAGGCAATCACAGCTGTTCAAATGATGATATTGAGAGCGTTTTTGTGACTGATTTACCAGTTATGTCATCGAGTAAAAACTCAGATTTGTCAGATTTTGAAACAGTATTACAAGAGAAATATCCAAACAATTGGTCTTGAAAATAATTTAAACTAAATAAAACGCAACAACATGAAAAAAGAAACAACAAAAGAAGAGACAAAGATTCCAAAAATTGAGGAGTTAAAACAACAAAGAGAACAGGCGAAAGAGCTTTTTATCAAACTTTCTGGAGCAATCGAAATACTAGAATTGATTGAACAGGAAAAATAATTCAAACAATGGCTAGGACAATTTCCGAAATATACGATTCTATAATCACAGAGAAGCAAACAATGACCTCTCTAAATGATTTACAGCCTAATATTGACAGCTCACAAGATTTATTGACCGATTTAACAAGCTCGTCAAAAGTTGCCGTTTGGCGGCTTTGGGCTTTTATTACAGCCGTTGCA